ATTTTCGCGAAATACCGCTTGTGGTTATGGCTGAAATAGGGTCAAAAGCCGTTAGAAACGATTCTACGGCCGTTTAGAGGCAAGTCTGAATTGAGCATTTTTGACCACGAGAGGTGTGATTCGAACAAGTGTTCACCCCAAAAAGAGAACCTCCCCGGCCGAAAGAGGAACCGGGGAGGAGAGACCTGAAGCTTGGCGGCTATCGAGTTTCTGCCGGCTTGGTTACACGAGTCTCTTTTGCTGGCCTCTCGAATGGAGTGCCGTCCTGAACCTTTCCGTCGCCGTCGCCATCTTTGGCGTTGGCCTTGAAAGGCTTGTCTATCCCTAGCGAGGCGATGGCTTCTGCCCACTTGTCTGCGTACTCGCGTACGACTCCAGACTCAGGGTTGCCAGCCACCTCAAGGATGACCTTTTTGATTTCATCTTTGGTTGCCATTTATAGCCCTTTCATAAGCAGTTCTAGCTTCTTCTTCTTGAGAGCTAGCATCGCAACATCTCCGGTCGGCTCCGGGGTCGGAGCTTCTTCAGCCTTCGGGGAAAGTTCGTCAATTACGCGACTTAGGATTTCCTGCTCCTCAGTCGTAATCTCACTTCCCTCTTCCAGCTTTATCATTGCATCGGCTAGGGCATCGGCATCGACCTCTGCACGCTTTGCAATCTTGTCTAGTCCTCGAACCTGCGCGGTTCCGTTTGTTGAAGAATACGCTGGGAAGGCAACTCCAACGGAGGTCTCCAACAATCTAACTGAGTTTAGGGTTCTCTCTGCACCGTCTTCGCTCCATGAGTCTCCGCCCTGTGGCACGGTGAATCCGAAAGACCAACCGGTGACGTCGCCTCTCGCGATTGAAACCTTTGCATCACGTCCCCAAGAATTGTCTGGGAGGATAGCCGAGACGCGTAGTCCGACGCTGTCTTCGGTCAGTGACAGAGTTCCGGCACGAGTGCTTCCAAGAACTTTGGAGGAGTCGTGATTCCAGAGTAGCTTTATGTCATTTCGAGACTTCAGTGAACGCTTGAACGCTCCCGGCGCAATTCGCTCGGTGAACGGTAGTGGCTCGGAGGGTTCGTTGAACTTCGCGGCATACCCAGTTAGGGTCATGCCCTCCGCTTCTTCACGGACCTCGAAGTCGGTCGACATGACTCGAGTTTCCATTTTGGACAATGCTTCGCCTTTCGCTCGGCCTTCATTCTCAGCTTCTATTCTACTAACTACACCTTCGGCGTAGGCCAACGCTCGACGTGCGGCGGCTTTTGAGGGGCCGCTTCCCCAAAGTAAATGTGCCACTACACCAGCACTAGGATAATCGTCCGAATCAGGTCTGGCGGAGGGACTGTCCAAATCAACCAAGTGCCTAGCAATCCAAGCCCGAAGCCTAACCCACTTCTCAGCAGAAACAGAACCCCGTGCCATCGCACGAGCTTCACGAATCGTTCTATCAACCAAGCCATCCCCACCATAGCCTTCTCTGTAATACTGAAGTCCCCTGCGAGCGGCGGCTCGCATGTAGGCAGGTGGGGTTAGGTTAACTTCTCTGTTTTCTGTTTTAGGATTGTCGGTTACTTCCGACCGGTCTTCTTCTTTGGACTCCCATGCGTTGCAGTAGTAGTCGCCTGCGACGTAGTCGTCCCAGCGTTCGCACCAAGCTTTGTCTCCGGCTTCGTTGACTCGGCTTTCGTCGTAGAAGAGGCAGTTACCGCAGGCTCGGCCTTCGGGGACGTCTTCTGCGAGGGCGGGTCGGTAATTGTCGGGGAGTTCGCGTTCTTCGGCATCCCGTTCTTGTCTGGTATAAGTGCCACCGGGTTCCATTCCTTCTGCTATTGAGACTGCGACCATCTGGTCCGTCGCGCTTTCCTTGGTGTCATGGCAGGCCAAAACCTCGCCATCCTCCTTGACGACCGCCCAGCTTGGGCAGTCAGGAGATTCGTCTGTTATGTAATACGGCATCAGTCTTGCGTAATCCTCATCCAAGAAACATCAACCTCGCCATTGGTACTCATCAGGTAGACCGCCTCACCCGGAGGAATGTCAAGCTGAATGTATTGCAATTTGGCAAGTGGAACCCCATTGCCAGCAGTCATGTTTGGTCCACCAAGCAAGAGGTCCTTGGTCGTGTCGTTATTGTGAATAACAATGTGCGATTGGTAGACGCTTAGCCCGTCGACCTGCGTTAGCGCAGGGGTAACTGTTTGCCGTCCGCTAGTGATTGCCATTTAGACCTCGTATTCGCCCGTTGGGTCCTCGGGGTTTAGATTTTGGAGTCCTTGTAGTTGGACGCTTGGAACGCCCGTGTGAGGGATTTCAGGCAAGCCCATAGCAGATAGGACCTCGGCTGGGTCATAGCCTGCTAGCACGAGCTTGGAGGCCATTGAGACCCGTTTGTCGGTTGCCACTAGGTCGGCGGCGTCAATGTTTACGTTGGCAAGCGGAACTCGAGGCTGGTCTGCGCTTGGGTCGTTGATTGGTCGTAGGTCCTCGAGGCGACGAACGTCGTTCACGGTCAAGAAACCGGCTTGAAGACCAGTCGAGTAAGCGGTCATGCGATTCTCAATGTCAGCGCGTAGCAATCCGTCAAGGTTGAACTTGATAAAAGCATTCTCGCCGCCTTGAGTGCGAGACATAAGCGGAGAGAATGCGCTCTCGAGCTTTTGGATGATTGGACGAAGGCAGTGGGTGACCATCGCCAAATTCTGTTGCTCCACCGAAGAATAGGTGTAGCTACCCTCAATTGCCATCATGCTTGGAGGTACTCGGAAGGCTCGAGCAATTTCTTCGACTGCAAACTTGCGTGCCTCGATGAACTGAGCTTTGTCGTTCTCCGAAGTCGTTGGCGTGTACTTGGCTCCACCGGAAAGCACGGCAGTCTTGTGAGACCTCTGCCAACCGCGGTGACGGCTGTCAAACGCTAGCTGAAGCTGGCTGGCCTGCTCCGCTGTAAGGTTGCCCGGGAACTCGATTACGCCTGAAGTGTGAGTTCCGTTCCCAAAGAAACGAGAAGCGTAGTTCTCCAGTGCAATAGCGAGTCCAAAATTATTTTTGAGAGCGTCCACCCGTGACACGCCTTTGACGTGTCCGGGACGAACAACGTCCGGAATGAACACGACCTCATCCGAGGAAAGAAGCCTGTCCATCTTTTCGTGCTTGAACATAAGCTGTCCAAGGCCGTTACGAATTGGCTCAATCTCATGAGGGTTCAAGACACTCATGTTGACAATCTGGCCGGACTCGTTGGAGAAAATTCTGACGTAGGCGTTGCCGTCAATAAGCATGGAGACGATTACCGCACCCCAGAATGCCTCTTTGGTTGTATCGACGTCTGGCTTGTAAACCCAGTCCGGAGCCGGACGGAAAGGATAGCGTGCGCCATCTCTACGGACGTAGGCGTCCACTGGAAGGGATGAAACGGTGTCGCTAATCAGAGAGACCGCCGCGTAAACGGCGTTTATCTGAAGAGCGGTCTTGGAGTCGACAATAGTTGCAGACTGCGTACCGATGGAGACGAGGTCATCGCCAGCTCCCCAAATGGACTGGAAGGACACCGCTCGTCGGTTGAAAACTCTGTCCCAAAAACTTGCCAAAATCTACCGCCTATACGAAAACTTGAGGCACTAACGCTTCTTCCATTCTAACGCTAGCACGGTCGTACGCCATCATCAGAGCAATCGCCAAGTCGATTTTCAGCTTGGGGTTGCGGTAGTCCTTAGTAATGCGCGCACCTCGTTGTCCGTCAATCTTTAGAATGCAGTTGTCCATATGTCTTGAGAGTGCGCCGTCTGGTATCACCCGAAGCTTTTTGTTCATGACCGCCTCGTAAAGCTTGGCCGTTGCCGGGACGGTTCTAGCCAAGGTGTTCTTGTATTCGACCACCGGCATTCCGTAGTCGGCCCACTGGAACATTTCGTCCTCCCAGTACGTCGGGTCACAAGCAAGCTCTCGGCAGTTAGGGTGAGTGTCAAAGAAGTCCATGACGGCCTTCGCCACTTCCTTCTTGTCGACTATCCATGAGTCGTCGTCGATAGC